AAGAAGAGAGAGGACAGCACTATAATTCGGTGTTTGGGAAGTATCTATGTTACCCCACACAAGAACGGATTGTACTGCCCCAGTAGCAAAAACACCAGTAACAGGAACACTATTCACTGTCTGAACTGTCTGACTACCTATTGCAGAGGTTCCAACCAGACCTGTAACAGATACATTTGCTTTTGCAATTACAGACTCATCACCTAACGCACTTGTACCTGCTAGGCCAGTGACAGAAGCAGTTGCTTTCGCAATTACAGATTCGTCACCCAACTCACTTGTACTAGATAATCCTGTAACGGATACATTTGCTTTTGCTACTACGGACTCGCTACCTAAAGCAGAAGTCCCAACTAATCCTGTAACGGATACATTATTATTTGTTATTAAACTTTCATCGCCAAGTGCAGAAGTTCCAACAACCCCGGTTACTGATACATTAGCCGCACATATTACAGATTCATCACCAAGACCACTGGTAGACGCTACTGCCGATACACCAACTATTGCTGCGCCTATAACCGCAGAGGGGGCGTTTACTGCTCCAGTTCCTTCTACCCCTGTGGCAGAAGCAGTGGCCTTTGCTATTACTGACTCACTACCTAAAGCAGAAGTTCCTGCTACCCCTGTAACAGATACAGTAGCCTTTGCTACTACCGACTCACTACCTAAAGCAGAAGTCCCTGCCACCCCCGTAACAGATACGTTTGCTTTGGCTACTACTGACTCACTGCCAACAGCAGAGGTTCCTACTACTCCTGTAACATTAACAGGTAAGGCTGTGCCCCAAGCTCCTTCGCCCCAAGCACCTCTACCCCAACCGTTAATATTTGCCATACTACGCTATCCGTATGATCGCATTACTCGCATCTGCTGTCGGAAACACTATAGTAAAATCTCCTGCCGTAGAGGTCTTATCTCCACCGAAGTCAAGAACACAAACAGATGTATCGCCAGAAGTATCTTCATTAAAGATTAATGCTCCTCTTGCAGTCAACGTTGCTGAACTAAAGGTAGTGTCTGCAAAGTCAGTAAACGCTGTAGTGCTGCTAGTTGTAGGATCAACCCGTGTTAACGTGTTACCTTTTGCTGTGTACCCTGTTCCAGATACTTCGTTGGAAGTGGTATAAGCAGTGGTGCCTGCCCCAAGACTTGCGGAGCTTGTATACATTGCCAACTTAAATGTATTACCACCACTATTTAAAAAATTGTGCTTTGCTTCCATCAGTTCTTTTTTGAAGCTAGTACACATCGCTTGAGATATAGACATTAAATCCTCCTAATTATTTTTGCCAAATCACCTTGTTGGTTTTTCTCTAACGTGCCAGATAAGGTAGTTCTATCACTTTTAATTGCTTCTTTCATATAAAAAACAATCGTATTAAACACTTGCTTTTTAAATGCCTCTGCCTGTTCCTGTATTGCTGGATGACAATCGCCCCCCACAGATACAATACGTTGTGTGGCTCGATCTGCCCAGAACTCTACATCATGCCCTTTATACTCGGTAGTCTCTACTCCTACTACTCCAGTTTGCGACAAACCCATTTCAATATTAAACATTAGTTTACACCTATTCTAGGTTGTCCAGAACGGTATGTATCAGCTCGTAATTTACCATCCCCCAGATTTTTTAATAGCAAAAGAGAATCATTGTACATTTTATCATACACAGCAGTAATATCTTGTTCACTTTTTAAGAACCTAGCAGCCTCTACCAAAGAGCCGTTAAGAAGTGCTGAATCAAATTCAGTGCCTAACCAAGGGGTAGAACTAGCGGTAACAATAGATTCTGGATAGTACCCATAATGTAATTCTGTTGTATACGCACTATTAGGTGTTGGGCCTAAAATAAAAGATGTTTGGTCAAAGAGAGCATAGTGTTTAGGAACTCCTGTGGTGGCTGCAACAGGGTAAGCCTCTCGTATGAAATTAACATCTTTGTTTAAAAGAAATATGTAGTTACTACTAGAATCAATAATTGACAAACTATAAACATATAAAAAGTCAGTGGGCACTGTTAAATACTTTACTCCAGATGTTATCGTACCAGTTACGTTTTTACGCAAGGCAGGAAACTGTACAATGTTATATATCTTTTGTTCTGCTTGTTGTATAAATAAATTAAGTTGATCTGTAGTAAATGAATTTTCTACAATGTCTTCAATGTTTGTTTTTAACTGTGCATATGTCATAGTCATGTTGTCACCGTAACTGTGCCTACACTGCCTGTGCCTACTAAAGTATTTGGAACTAGATTATCATAAAAGGATGTAGGACCGCCAACTGGATTCCACCCCCACTGCGTTACCCTACTACTTGTGGACCCTGCATCACCTAAACTTTTATCAGGTCTCGGGTCACGGATAGCTTGTGGGTCATACACAGGAAACTCGCCTAACTTAAGTTGGGGGTGATCTTCATTCCAACATTCATTACAGGCTTTTAAATGAGTATTTCTACCTTTCTCTACTATATCTCTAAGGGTTTTTAACTTATATTGAAAACCACAAATATCGCACTCAGCTATTGCACGCTTGTTAGAGGCAAACCTAGTAGACATTAGGAATATCCTATACGCGGTACAAATCTAGCTGGAGCCTTAACCCTATCTTCAGCAGCAGCTAAAGCAAATTGTTCTTCATAAGTTTCTTTTAGTAAAGGTATTCTAGGTGCAAGTTCTGGATCTTTCATAGCTATATGGTATGCAAGCCCTGCAACAAGACACGGTAAGAATCGAAAGTTCATGTCTGCTGTTTCAATACCACTACCAGCATCTTGTATCCTACGCATTCTATAATACTTAAATACATAGTGATTACTTTTGTCCGGCACAGGCCATAAATTTATTTTAGGTGCATCCACCAGCCTTTCTATGTATACCTGTATGGGTCTACCACGTATTAACTTGTTAGGAATAGAAGCATAAGTGCTTACACTAATACGTGTTATGTTAAGATCAGATTGTGTCGGATAGGTGCCACTATCGGTGCGTATGACTTGTTCTAATAAGTCAATAGTATCTGCGGGGAGAGTATACTGTCCTGTGCCTTCTATTAGACTAACAGTGCCCTCATCTATAGTAAAAAGATTTATACCTCTGTTCTGCCATTCTATTGTCATTAGATTCATAGAACGTCTAGCTGTTCTAAGGTCATAACCAGAACGCATCTCACGTCCAGCTCTTTCCCAAGCCTCTTCAGCTATTTCGGTAAAATCCATATCAAACGCGGTAGTACCTGATGTAGCCATAATTATTCCCTACACATACAAAGTTTTTTTACGTCTACCTTCCATCACTTCACCGCAGCCTTTAGCTATAGATCGTGTACCTTTATTTAAACCACCTTCTCTCATGTTTCTTACTTTAGCTTTTGGTGTGTTTGCTACCACGGTTTTTCCTTTTGCCCCAGCTTTCTTTTTCTTTCTGGCAGTAGTAGCCCTCTCACTCTGACTCAGTGATTGTGCTTTGCTTCTAGGTAGGCAACGATCCGGGTTCTTCTTATCTTTAGAAGTACCACACTTACCTTTGATTTTACCGTCTGTGCCAATCCTAACCCAGTCTTGTTTTACCCATTCTTTTAACTGACCCATTACTTTTTCTTCTTTTTACCTTTAGCACCCTTTGCATAATTAGGGTCTTTACAATATTTAGAAGCTGCCATATTTGCATATGCAGAAGGGTATGTGTCAAAAGTACGTTTTGCCCACGCCTTACCAGCAGGGCAAATTTTACCTCCAGACTTGGCTTTGCCACCTGTTTTATAATATCTACGCACCTCGCATCTTCACCATTTTAGCAGGTCTAACACCTTTCGATTCGATTCCTCTACCACGACCAGAACTTTTAGCTGCGCCCTTAGTTTTTACACCACCTACAGCATAGCCTTTAGTTTTCATTCCGCCCATAGCATAGCCTTTGGTCTTCATCATACCACCAGCTTTTTTGAACCCCATATTATTGCGAACTTCTTCAGGTAACTTCTTTAGGCCTTTTTGGTCAGCAGTAGGTGTTTTAAGACCGCCCATTTTCATACCCATTTTAGACTTCATCATGCCACCGCCTTTCATACCGCCCTTGGTGTTCATCTTAGATTTCATCATACCACCGCCTTTCATACCGCCCTTGGTGTTCATCTTAGATTTCATCATACCACCGCCTTTCATACCACCCTTGGTGTTCATCTTAGATTTCATCATACCACCACCAGCCATTTTACCTTTACCATCAGCCGCAAAGTCAGGAACCATCTTTCCATCTGGGCCTTTAACCATCTTCATCTTTGCCATTACTGTTCTCCGCATATAAATTATCAAATGTAACTTCAGGGTCCATATAGCTACTGTCACACTCTGCACTAAGAACCCATTGGCTAGGTCTAAAATCTGGAGCACCTTCGCCACATTCCCAAAGGGCAGGATTCGTAACTCTTACTCTATTATTAGGAAGAGCTACTATATTACCTGTCCATTCTCCTGCATCGGTAAGTTCTATTACATGGCTCTGTTTATGTTGAGCAGGATCGTCAGAAATACTACTATCTGTATAATCTACTGTAAACATGTACTTACCTGTATGGAACTCTCCGTCTATCTTACATATCCAAGGACTTGAGCTTGTTCTGTCATAAACATGTACCTGATGTCCTCGTGAGCTACAGTCCCAAGGTTGCGCTAAACGTGGCAACATAGGTTCGGGCCATTGCTCCAATATCGTATCTCCTACAAGAGCTTCTATGGGCATTCTAGCCCACATTGCTCCACCATGTATATTTGGTTCATTTTCATCATCATAAGTCTCTGCTCCTGTAAAAACCACTTGAAAACTAAGTGATCTGTCTGGTATGCAAGTGACCGCTATCGCTAGTGCATGTAAATATTCACCATGATATTTAACATGATTGTACGTATACTCTTTTCGCACCCAGCACTTGAAGTGCGGGATGTTTGATTGTAAATATGCCATTTAGCATCTCCATCGTTTTCTCGCTTGTCGCAACCTAGAATTAGGGTCTTTTGCAGCTTTAGGGAATTTCTTCATCTGTCCAGCAGAGCGAGCGCAGAATGACTTACGCCTAGCAGCTCTTTTACCAGTTGGTTTCTTTTCCGTTACAGCCGTTTGTAGTTTAGAACCGGGGTTTTGCCGCCTATACTTGGCTACCCCTTTTGCTGTCATACCAGCACCTTGCTTGGTAGGACGTTTATCACCACTCTTTATAGACATACCTTTCATACCGCCTTTTTTAAAAGTAGGGCATGTCTCTTTCTTACCGTAGTAATCGTTACGCATAATTCTTACGCATATACATAATTATCGTGTATGTATCTGCACTAGAATGTCCTACAGTGGTAAAATTTATGTCGCCTGTTTTTCCAGATCCTGCGTTATTACTAAGACCCCCAAACAGGCTGTAGTCATGGTTACCACTTTGATTTTCACCAAGTTCAATACAAAACTGATCTGTGGTGGCATCAAAAAGGATTTGAACTTTCATTCCTATACACTGCCACCAGATACGTTCTATAGTAACTCCGGTACACGTCTTACCGTATGGGCCAGTTTCTAAAGCACTTACATCCACTTTAGTAACAGCAGACTCTCCTGTGCCATCAGAAACATTTGTAAATTTCATAGCTACATGGATAGGCCCATCTATCAGTGTCTGTGAGGTAACTGCATCAGCCATTGTTGCCTCCTATTATGCAACCTGTACATACTCAATAATAAAAGTAAACGATCCAGCAGTGGTTGCATCAACCGTGTTAGTGATGTTACAAAATATAGTTCGTTCTGCGGACGTATACTGAACAGACGCTGGTGCGGTGGTAGCACTTTGTGTTTGTGCAACTAAAGTTGTAGTTGTTACGTTACCTACTACAACAGTCGTTCCACCATCTAAAATCTCATCTGTGACCGCAGCTACAATCTGGGCACCAGAACTAGAGGTACCAACTTCATAACCAATATCACCTGTTCCAATAACAGGGGCAGTTACACAAAATATTTTGATGTCTGTAATAATGGTATTTGCTGGTTGTGTAAATTCACCAATCGCAGGGCTATCACCCGCAGTTGTATTCACAGTGACACCCGTAGCAAAACCTACATGTTTTACAAACTTGTTAGTAACAATACCTGTAGAGGCAATAGAAGCTACATCTGTTACAGCTCCAGTGGAGCTATTTTTAGATACTATAGTAAATCCGTTTTCGGAACGGACGGGACCGTTGAAAGTTGTGTTCGCCATGTTTATCTCCTGTCGTGGCTAATGTCAGTTATATTATATAACTGTCAGGGACAAATTAATCAAGTTGGGTGGATTAGTCAAGAATAAACCTCGACGATTGATTTACTCCAACTAACCCACCCATAGGGTAAAGCTACGCTCCGGGCGATCCAAAAATCCCCAAGGGATCGGATACACCGAAAGAGTACCTTTCTCTAGCCTTATAGCGGCTATTACCTGTATCAAAGTCTGCATCCATAGATGTAGCCATTGGTGTACGAGTAAAGTGCTTCAGGCCATTTGGCACGTCAGTCATAATGAAAAACGCATCAGTATCCGTAAGATAATGGTTAATTGTATACCCTTCAGGGATAGAACCATTACTACGTATTGCGTTCAAATCATTATCTGCTGTACCCACTCGTCCTTCTGTCTCCAACAGTCTAGTAGCAACAAACTGAAGATTTGAAGGGATTATAAGTTTTCTGGGTTGGGCAGCAATCAACAGACCACGTTCATCAGTCCACTGACCAATCTGAATGACTGCGGCTTCAAGAGAAGTCTCATTCAAATCAGCAGCAACTGCTGGACGGTTTGAGTTAGTGCCCCCAGAAACAAGTGGGTGTGCAGTGTTACACAAGGATACGCCATCACCATAAGTAGTGCCACTATCAAACGCATTGTTTAATATTGCAGCTCCTTTTACTTGCTTGGTATACGCCATAGCTCTAGCCAGTGCCTTAGTGTATCGAGCAGAGAGCGAATCGTACAAATTGTCTTCAATCGCCTCTTCTGTCAGACTAAAGCCCATAGCTACAGTCTCATGCGTATACCGTGCAGTGAATGCTTCTTGTGCGTTGTCATACTCTATTGCAGAACCTTCATCTTTAACAGGTGCCGCAGAGAATCCTGACAACTTGGTTTCTTCTTCAAAAGAACGATCTGAGGTTTCAGTTTCATAAATCTCAGCGTGTTCTTCTCCATATTTTGCATACTCCAATCCAAATAAGGCATTGAGGCCCGGAAGGAGTTCTTTAAGTAGTTGCGCTCTTGAAATAGCCATTTCTCAAGTCTCCTTAAATACCAGTTGTGTTAGCAAACGCATGTCCAGCGTTCCACTTCACAAGTGCCTCAGTGAACCCACCAGAAGAGTTTTTAGTTTCTTCAACTAACTCTACTATGCGGAATGGAAGGGAGCTAGTAGTGGCAGAAGTATCAGATATACCCGCTTTTGAATTACCAGTAACGGTACTACCTGCATTATTCACACCAGCCACATTTGCTCCAAGGTCAGTCAGTGCCAGATCCCCAACAGTGGTTCCTGAAGACAAAACAACCGCCTTGAACAATACATCCGTTGCATCACATACATACGCCTTTATATCAGAGGCAGCAGTGCTTGCTGGATAATATTGTCTAAAAGTCACTTGTTTTGTACTAGGATCTGTAAATGAGCAACCCATAAAGACTCCAATAGGAGTCATGGCAGCATCAAACGTATCACGTTCAACAGTGCCAGCCGTTACAAGTTTCACAGCGTCCCCATAAAAGATATCGGTAGCATACCCACTAGCTATACTGTAGTGACGAACCGTACCCACATATGGAACACCGCTTAACAACTTGACAGGCTTTAACCCGTAAGGGGCATCTATCGTTGGATAAGCCATTATAGCGTCCTCTTAAAAATTGTTTAATTACCTGTTCCAAAGGTAACCTTAGTCTTCCTCTCGTGAAAAAGAGGCATACGTGGATCATTTTCGCGCATGAGATTATTATCAACTGAACTCATTTGAGATTTAGCTTGACCCAGATAATAAGCGTTACGTTCTTGAACAAGTTCAGCCGGAGCCTTACAAAGCAACAGTCCACCCTGCACAACATTGTCTTTGAAGCGTTCTACTTCAGCGTGCATTTGTATAAATTGTGGATAATCTTCTGCTTTTACAGGCACCCATCCCTCGCGTAGTTTAGAAGAGACATTGGTAGGATCAAGCTGTCCTTGAGTGCTAATACGAACCCAATGAAATTCATACCCGGGTTCTGGATCGGGCGTAACTAGCATTTCAGGTCTTGTCCATGCTTTCTTTCGTTGCGTGGTTTCCCTAGTGCTGTGATCTCGTTTTGTCCGATCTTCTTTGTATTTTGTAGTCAACTTGTTCTCAGCCATTAGTCTTTCCTCATATTAAGTGCAGCCTGTTGTCGGGCGTATTCTTCCAGTGGCACTCCTAGTCTTTTAGCAAGAGCTATTTGTGTTTTATTTAACGTCACCTTTCTAGGAGACGTGCTGCGTGTAGCGGGTGCAACGACATTTGACTGTCGTTTAGGTTTAGTTTCTTCCTCGTCAAATTGATCTGGAAATAACTGTCGCATACGAGAATCTATAGTCTCGTAGTATTCATCACTTGCAGGACTTACCCTGTCAATATTTACTAATTTGTCATGTAACCCTTTGGCATACCCTGTCATTTCAGGGTTTCCATTTGGTCCAAACCAAGTATTCTTTCGTGCCCACTCTTGAGCACGGTGATCTACAAATGATTCAGTAGGTTCAGGTGGTATTTGTACCTGATTTTGTTTTTCCTGTAAAGGTTTTGTTGGTTTATAGTTATCTAGCTTATCTACTTTAATCTTAGCAGCAGTTAGTTTTTCTTGCGCTTCAACTAACTTTTCTGCATCGCCAGCATCATATGCTTGTTTATAAGCACGTTTTGCAAGTAAAGCCTCTCCTGCCGCAGTTCTTTTTGCCTGCTCCAAAAGAGCATTTTTACTTTTGCTATTGGTATCTTTTAAAGATTTATTTTCTTCAACAAGTTGCCTAGTAAGATTTTCTAACTCAACCCTTTCACGAATAGCTTTTTCTTTCTCTCTTCGTTCATCATGGTATACCTTACTAAAGTGCTTAATCCTTTTTTGCACTTTTGTAGAATATTCATCTAACTCTTCATCAGTAACTTCTGAAGGAGGTTTTGACTTTTTAATTGGTTTACCATATTCATTGAGGTCTTTTTGGGGAGTGTCCTCAACAACTTCGATTTCAATTTCTTCAGGTTCTTTTTTTGAAGGTTTCTCTACTTTGACCTCTCTTAATGCCTCAACCTCAATTTTTTCCTTCTCCTCTCCTTCACCTAAAGGAAAATTATATTCAACTTTTTCAAAGCCCATGATTTACTCCTTACACTCGTGTAACGCCACGAGGATCGTTTACTGTTGCTTCAATAGAGTCATCATTCATAAGACGATACTCTACACCACCCACTTTAAACCTAGTGCCTGTATTCATACGAAACATTACATAGTCTCCAACCTTGCACCAAGGCCCAGTAGGAAACCTATCTTTATCAGCATAGGCCTGTTGGCCCATATCGAGCACAACACCTATAGTAGATAAAATAGTATCGTAGTGGATTTCTTTAGTGGACTTTAAAATACCAGAGTCACCATAAGTTTCTTCAACTTCTGGCATAGCTATAAGTAGTCTATAGCCCACGGGGATGGGAAGTTGTTGTTCAAGCTCTTCTTCAGTTTCTGCGTCGGTAGGAACAATTTTTAAGTCAGTCATTGTCATCATCCAAGTAGTTGCGCGAAAGGTCTTCAATATGTCGCAAACAGGTATTTAGACCTCGAATCACACCTGTTGTTTCTTTGTATTGAGAGAAGTCTTTTGCTCCCCCACCACCAAGAAATTTTGTTGTAGAATCTATATCCTCTTTAATTTTTTCTGAAAGCACGTCAAAGACGGTTTTAGCCATTATCTATCCTTATTTCTGTCACTTATTGCTTTTGCAGTATCTAAATCTATTTTAGCGTTAGCACTTCTACGATCCGCAGCCATTTTTATGCCGTCTTTTTGAGCATCTAACATCATTTCTTGTTTTTCTAACTCAAGTTTGGCTGCATCTAACTGTGCATCAGTCTGGTTCTTCTGAGCTTTAAGTTGTATTTCAGCTTGCTTTGCTTGTGCATCAGCTTGGTCCTTAGCAGCCTTACGTTGTGCTTCTTGTTGCTTGATTTGCATGTCAGCTTTTTGTAACTGTATGATCGGATCTTGCGCTTTCTGCATAGCTGCTGTCTGTGCTTGTGTTTTAGCATTCTTCTGTGCAAGTTGATTTCCTGCTTGTGCCACAAGTTTAGCAATGCTAGAAGACAACCTTTCAGGGAACTCTGTATTTGGGGGTGGTAATTCACTACCCAACTCTTGCTCTAGTTTAGACCTGTAAGCATAGGCAAAATGTTCTGCTATATGTGCTTGCACAGCAGCCATGATAGATTTACCTTTTGGATTTTGCTTTAGTATTGCCATAGTCATAGGATCATTTATAAATGACTGGTGGGTAGCAATATGAGCATCATGGTTTTGCTCTATAAATGCTTTTATGGGTTTAGTCATCATAGCGTTCATATTCTCACTAACAGGATCTACAGGTTTTAGATCATCTTCTACAGGCACTAACTTATCTGCATTTTTTATACCTAGTACCTCTATCATTTGTCTGTGCAGTTGCGGTAGGTTATATATTTGTGGAGATTGCTGGGCCATTTGCAGCACAGCTTGGTACTGCACCACACGTTGAGCCATAGTGGAACTATTAGGATCACTAACAGGTATAACATCAACCAACATATAATCTCGTTGGTTTGCACCTACTTCATCGCGGAAAGGGTTATAATCGTTATTATTTGAAACAGAATCTGCCATGATATTTTTTATCATTTTAAACTCTTGCTTCATGGCATAATGCACACGGGCCTGCACTGCTGCCATTGGTTTAAGTGTGCGTTCCAGTAATGCCAAAGTAGTTCCAACTGGTGCGTTAGCCGACATATCAGACACATTCATGTCACTAATAGCCCCTAATCTCCTGCCTTCATCTGTTATTCTATTAAGTAATGAAAGAAGGGTTTGACTTGGTTCTTTGTAAGGTAGCATCATAATATTTTCACGTATGCTACCTGATGGTATATCTACATCTTTAAACTCGCCCGGTTCTATAGGAGCATCATCACCTTTAATTCGTAAACCACGAGACTTCAAACCCCCCGGAAGATTTGACAATGTACCAGCATCTACAAGTTGTCGTATAAGAGAAGTTCCTGCACGGGCGTATCCCCCTATTATGTGGATAAGACCAAGCCCATAAAAGCCAAATCCAGGCACATAAACATAATGAACAAAGTGTTGCCGCTTTAACATAAGCGTATCGTCTTCATTCCAGTTCCTACGAATAGATAATACCTCATCCGAATCACGTAATATGGTAATAACATATGGTTTAGCTATGTCATCATTTCCATCTACCCCCTGTATTACCATATCTGCGTGCACTTCATATAAAGTGAAACGATCATCCTCAGTAAGAGAATAACCATCATCCTCTGCTTTTCTTTTTTCTATGTCACTGTGATAGGGAGAAGGATCGTTTAGTTCTATATCTCGATAGAATCCATTAGACTGTAGTTTGACTAATTCATTTCTAGTCTTTCGCATTACATGGGTAACGCGTTCAGCAGACTCTATATTTGATGCCCCATAAGGAACAATCACATCCTCTGCCGGAATGTACAAGGCTACTTGTCTGCCTATGTTTGGATCGAAATATACTTTTTTAAACGCAGAGCCTGCTAACCCAAGACTATACAACATGCGCTCATGTTCAGGACGATACTCAACCATGACCTCAGTAAGTTCATAGTTCATATCAGCCTTGACTCTTTCTGCGGCCTCAACTTTTTCTATAGTCTCTTTCCCAACAATTTTAACTCTGACAGGACCAGAAGGAGGGAATGTCTCTGCCATAGTCTCTGCTTGAAAACGTATAGCAGCTTCGGCTAATACAGTAGAGTGGACACCACAAGCCCCCTCCCAAGGAGAAGTTCTTTCTTCATATTTGAATCCTACAACTTCTAATCCTTTAGCATAGGTATCTGCCCACTCTTTGCGACTGTCTATATCTGCTTCTATAAGACTACGTATTTCACTAGATATAAAACTTAGCTCTGAGTTGTCTAACTCTTCTGCTATATTAGAGTTAAAACCCCCCATAACACTGCTTTCTGGCATTAAAGTTATTTCTACACTGCCATCATCCAGTGTGACCATTTTAGGGTCAACTATCTCAATCTCTAATTGTTGCACTTCTTCTCCAAGAGCAGCTTCTTCCATACTTTTAGGTGCAGCAAATATACTTTTTTCAATAGCCATTAATAAAACCCGCCCCTACGTTGTTTAAAATATAAAACCTCTTCAGGCTCGTCACTGGGTAATTTAATAAACCCGCCCTGTCTAAAGCGCATGAGTGCCATAACTGTAGAGTCTACCAAATCGTCATTACTCATAAAAGGAAACCCAGCTATTTCTTCTACAAGCTCTTCTGCCCATCTAGTCTGAGGAACCCAACATAGACCTGACGATACTATATCAGATACAGAATTTAGCCGTGCCAGCTTATCACCTGACCCCCTGTGAGGGGTATACTCTTGTACAGGTAGTCCCATTCTACGCATTTCCTGATATAAAGCCACACCAGAATTTTTCTTCTCCACAATAAATGAATCTGGTTCCCAATATTTATATTCCTGCAAGGCTAATTCTTTTAATTCTGGAAACTCCATACGCCTTTTAATACTGTTTAGTAAAATTATATGGTAAGAGTTTTCCTCTTCATTCATAAATACCCCCCACGTAGTAAGGGCTGTATAGTCTGCACGGTTATGCCTTTCTGCCGCAGCATCAAGGGACATAATAATATACTCACATATGGGAGGGTCTTCGGGCATCCATAAATTCCACCACTCTCGTTTTACTAGCGATGCTTCTTCAGCAGTGGGTTCTTGTTGGTACTGTGCATTCCACTGGAATGTAGGCATTGAAGCCTTAGTACGTAACAAGGCCTCTAAATTAAAGAACTGAGGCCATAAAGGTTTTTGCACTATCTCTGTCGTATTCTTGTCCTCTACCTCCAATATGGCAGGAAACTCAACAATCTCAAATTGATCTGCTTTTTCATTCTGCATATCCTTGATAACACGACCCGTTAGGTCATCCATATGCCAGCGCGTCTGTATGATTGCAACCTTACCGCGAGGCATAAGACGAGTACGAGCACCAAAGGTATACCACTCATAGGCTTTCTCAAACACAGAAAAATTACCATTAATCACATCTTGCTCTGAATGGGGGTCATCAACCAACAATAAATCTGCACCTCGACCTGCGATAGACGATCCAATACCGCAGGCATAATACTCACCACCCACATTAGTATTCCATCTACCTGCCGACTTAGAATCTATGGCAAGGGCAACCGTAGGATATATCTCTTTATACTCCTCTGTGGATATTAAGTTACGCACTT